TCCTGAAGTTCTGTACTTCTACTTCCTGTGATACACTACGCTCTACATCAGCTAATGCTTTCTCTAAGTCTGTGCGTAACTGCTCACCACCCTCTGGTCCTAACTCCTGCTTTGCTTTGTCCAGTTCGTATCTATCTATAACCAAACGGAAGAACGGAGCGTTAGGTGGTAACAGTGCTAACAATAACTTACTGCTAAGATTCAGTACACCTCTAGCTCCTATACCTTGGTACGGTGTGTAGTACTTAGTAGCGTAGTTGTGTCCGTCAGGTGGTAGCACATAAGGAAGTGTAAGCTCAGAAGATGTACGACCTCTGTCTAAGAATGACCACCGTTGGTTCTCCAACGAGTGATATAGCCCTTGGGCTGTTTCGTGCATGAAGATTATATAGTTGTTACAGCTATCCCGTACTTCTTACTAAGATAACTAAATACTGTATTCATGTTTGAGTCGGATAAAGCACTATCAAACACCATAAACTCAGCTAGGAAATTAGGAGACTCATTGACTGTAGTAGAGAGCAAATCATAAGTAGCACCATTATTAAATATAGTACCCGTTGGTATGGTCGTTTCCGTATCTGCTGAAACAGAACCATTAACAAAAGATTCAATCAAAGATGTACCAACTCTTAATCCGTAAAGGAATATATTTTCGCTTAAACCAATCTCTGAGTCTGTTGTAGCAAACGCTATATTTCCTACACCCCCAAGATCATCAACTGCTATTCGGAGATTAGTCCCAAAAGGAACCTGTGTAACTAGTCTTAAAGAAGTATCACTACTGAAAATTATGCTGTCAGCATTCTGAGGGTAAATCAGTCCCACAAAAAACAAAGTAGACGGGCTTGCAGCTATTTGACTAGATGCAGTTCCTGTAAAACTTAATTGGTCAGTATCGTAATTTAAAAATGTATTATTGTAAGTGCCTAAGTTCTTAACTATTTTAGGTCGAGAGTTAACGACAGATTGCGTAAAATCAAAACCGTTACCAGACCTATCCGCCCAAGCACCTACTCTTTCATTCATTGCTGACACTGAATTACTTTTTAAATGGTCATCGTAGAAATCGCTATTAGCACCGTCCAACCATAGGTGTGGACTTAAACCTGTGATGTCTGAATCATTGTACAACTGAGCATTGTCTTGATATTCTTTCCAAGCTGTGCCGCTGTATACGATAACTTTATTGGTATCTGTTTCAAACAATGTATCACCAGCAGCTGGAGAACCAGGTCTAGTAGAAGATGTGCAGGTTAGTAATGTACTCATTTAATTATATATTTTTATAAACATACCAAGACGATCCGTCCCAGATGTAAAAGTCCTCAGTGTCTGTTCCGTAAGCTATTGTTACTTCTCCTGATGGGTTGGTTGGTGTAGATGCCGCTATGTTAGCTTCTGTATCTCTCGTTGATATATTAAATCCTCCAGCAGCAAATACTGTACCTACTACCCCAAGATTAAATGTCGGAAGAACGAACATTATGCAGCAGTATCTCCAGCAAGAACAAAGGTGTCAGCTGCGTAAGCTACTATACTAGCTACTCCGTACTGAGCGTTGATCTTGGTGTGGGATTGTCTGTTATTAACGGTAGTACCGGAAGCACTGAAGCTTACTTGACCTGCTCCCTTTTGTACAAAGCTACAATTAAAACCAGCTCCTAAACCACTTGGTACTGTGACAGTTACAGCAGAAGCATTATCTAACACAACTACTTTACCGTTGTCTCCAGCTACTAATGTATATGTGGTTCCTGTTTGATCGTTAATAGAAGCACCGAAGTTACTGATCGCATTACCGTTAAAGTCGTAGCTTGATAAGTTAGAGGCAGACGCTTGCCCCATTAAATTGGTAACGGTTACTTTCTTAGTGGTGGGTGTACCTGCTACATCGTCAACGATTGCCACAATGTCAGCACCTGCTGGTGTCGTCAGCTCGGTAAGTTCTGTAATTTTTTTATTAGCCATGATTATGCTGGTTCAAATAATAATATTTCGTTTAGTTCTGTTGTCAATGGTTCACTAGCTTCTGTAAAGATTGCTCCGTCAACTTGTGGTGCATCAAATCCGTAGAGCTTTTCAAAAGCAGGTCGAATAAAGTTACCAGGGAATGCGATGATACCGCTGGGCTTTTCAAATCCTGATGTAAACTCAATCGACATTATAGGGAGTCAACAGTTCCGGTAGCGTAGACGCTGTGGGTTCCTGCTGTATATGCACTTACATTAGCTCTTAGCTTTTCGTAGTGTCCCATGTCATCTCGTACCATAACCGATCCTTCGGCTGATACTGATTGACTGTGTACTACATGCCAAGCTCCTCCAATGTAAGCTTCTATATCTACGGTTGCAGCTCCAGCGGACTCAGTGGCTATGACAAATGTCCAACCCTTAGAACGCTCAACTGAGAATGCACTACCCGCTCCTGAAGCAGAGACAGATGAGAGTAGCGTCTTTTTATCAAGTGTGCGAAGGCTCATAATTTATTTATATATATATATTAGTTGTTACTGTGAAAGCTGTACTCCGGTTCCGGTCTGACCACCCATACCTAATGTAGGACGACGCACTGTTAACTGACGAGTTCCTCTTCTCTTACCCATTGTAGTACTAGCTGCTCTAGCTCTTGTAGGCTCTACTCTCTCAGCGGTAGCCGTTGGAGGAGGAGGTGGTGGAGGCGGAGGAGGAGGTGGTGGTGGTGTGGATGATCCGAAACACATAGCTATTTTAAGTCTTTAGTGATGATGTTGTCTTGTAACTGTTCGTCGTAAGTCTGTTGTAAATAATTAATTACACTTCTTTGTCCTACTTTAAACCATACATCTCTATCAGAGTCTGTCAAGAGGGGACATTTATCGGGGAACAGTTTGTCAAGCTTTTCTATCAAAGACTTACTCAACGCTGGTAATACTATTTCTTCATTGTTCATCTCTATAACTTATATCTGATAGTTCTTGTGGCAGCTTTCCTTCTTTGATCTTTTGCTCCGTCCATATCCAAGCTGAAGCATTCCACAGTATAGCACCCGCATGGTCTTCAGAGTTGTCCCCCTCAGCCAGCCCCAACAAATGTCTAAACATCGAGTCATACAATCTACTTAGTGGGAATCCTTGCTTCCAGTTGTCGTCTCCGTAAAGCTTTCCGCCAGCTTCAAATCTTTTGGCGAGACTGCGTAAGGCGACCGGAGGTATAAGGCTGGGTCGTCCCCGTCCATCGTCCCCATCACGCCTTGCCCCAGTGCTGAAGTTTCTAGTATATCCTTGGTTTGGTAGTTCTTCGGTGTCCATAGTTTCTTTATTGTTTTAGTTCTGAAGCAGTAGTTCTCTGCTCGTAGTAATCGTGCCATCCATGCATTCATTAAAGCATCTTGTTCAGTAAGTCCTGCTTTCTCGTACATGCTGACAACAGTTTCCCAAGTGTATCCGTATTTATCCAATACTTTCTTAGCAGCTACTGGTCCTACCTTTGGTACACCACTGTATCCATCTGTTGAATCTCCGGTCAGCGTTTGTATCAAGTGGAAGTTATCTGCTTCTTCTACTGATGGTTGGTGGTACTCTCCTTTGTTGTAATCGTAGAAGATACCTGGTACACTCTTGAAGTCTTTGTCTATGCTAACAATGATCGTCTCTTCATCCATTGCTTTATCTGTTGCAAGGATAGATATAACATCGTCTGCTTCCAAGTTAGCCCACAGCACACCACCAAGTTCATCGATGATCCACTGCTTTACTTGTCTAAGTATTATAGGTAGTCGGGACTTAGCTCTGTTACTTTTATAGTCAGGGTACAGCTTGCGTCGGAAGTTAGCACGGTCTGACAGGCACAGCACTACATTCTCACACTTCAACTGATCTCTGAACTCTTGTATCTTATTTATAACACGAGCTTTAGCTAATGCCATGTCTGCGTGTACAGTCCACAGTTCTTCCTTCCATTGTATAGGTTCTTCTGCGACAACAGCTGCCTCGAAAGCGAGGACATCTGCGTCTATTAATAGTGTAGTTTTACTCATAGTATACGCTCCAATTGTTTTGATATTTCTTGTATTTACTCTTACTTGGGTTCTCTGGATACAAACGAATTGTCATAGATGTAATTATATTTCTAGGTATCATCCACCACTCGTTTAAAGGTGCTAGATAAATAGCAACGACATCAATGAGGTCAGACATATGCTCCTTCGATGTACACCCGCTTGCTGTGTTTACATTGTAACACCGTTCAGTCTTACAAGATGTACTCTTTACTTGTACCTTTAGATCACCTGCCGGACAGTGTACGATATAGTCCCACGGCATAGGAGTCGTTGGAGTGTGTGGTTCAAAGTCCCGCTCTAAACATTCTGTTATGAAGCGTGTCTCTGCGATGGCTCCTATCCGTTGTGCGTTTGATGATGGCATGGTAAGGTCTTGTGTATCATAGAGGTATGCAAGGGTAGTGTACATGTCGTATTGTATCTCGTCCATAATTAATCTCTATACTCCCAACTAATTAGGTAAGCTAGAAACTTCTTTAACAGATCAATGTCGTCTTTAACTTTACCCATTGATTGATTACATCTGTTACATAACAAACCTCTTATCTTCCCTGTCTTGTGGCAGTGGTCTACATCTAACAATCTTTTGTTACCAGGACTCTGACCGTGCCTATCACAGATAGCACACTTACCCTTCTGTTTCTGTAGCATAACATCATAATCTTCAGGTGTTATTCCGTATCTAACTTTCAGATGCTGCTTACGACACAACGCTTTGAAGTGATCTGAGTTTTCATCCATCCACTTGCGTTGTTGTACACGCCTACAATCCTTACAAGTTTTTCTGTATCCTGTTTTAGATTTCTTACAGCGTGTGAACTCTTCAAGTGCTTTGGTCTCTCCACATTTAGTACAAGTATCTGTCTTCATATCAATGAGTCTCCGCCCATGTTGTACCTACTTTGTACTCACCGTCGAGTTGTACATTCAGCTTCAGTTCTTTACCAGCTACACGAATCGCTTTCACTGCTAACTTACCGAAGTCATCTGCGTGTTGTGGTATTACTTCTGCTTGGAACTCGTCGTGGATGTTAGCAACAAATGCATACTCTCTACCGTGCTGCCACTTACTCTTACCGAGTGCATGATATAACTGTATCAAAGCTACCTTCATACACACTGCTCCGGCTGATTGTAACAACATGTTCAGTGCTGCGTGACTACTGCGTATCCGTAACACCCGACCGTCCAGTCCCATCAATGTACCACCGTTCTCTACTTTCTTTTGGATAGCATCTTGTAGTCTCTTCAGAGCTGGTAGGTTATCTAAGAACTTACGCTTCAGTTGCACTCCTTCTTTAGCACCACCTCCTACGATTTCACCCATGAGTTTTGGTCCAGCACCATAGAGTAGAGCATAGATCATTGTCTTAGCTTGGTCTCTGTTGTCTAACCCTGCTCGTTCCATGTTGAATGTATGGATGTCTCCTTCTGTTACGATCTTTCCGTACTGACCACCGTCGTAGAATGCTAGGTAATGTGCTAACATCCGTAGCTCCAACCCACTAGCATCACATCCCACCAACTTCATACCACTACCCGCACCGAATAAATCCCGACACTCTTCACCATACGGTACACGACAAGCTGGAACCTGTGCTACATTTGGATTGCTGTGTGTACATCTTCCCGTCACTGCTCCATTTGTATTCACCGCTCCGTGTATCCGTCCGTTCTTAGCCAGCTTCAACCACGCTTGTTCTCCCTCTGCTAACTGACCAAGTCTTTTCTGTACCAAGAGATAGTCTAACAACTTAGCTGCTATTGGATGATCGATCTTCTTCAGTACGCCCTCATCTACTTTAGGTGTGGTAGCATCTTGTTCTACTGGTAACTCGTATCCGAGGTCAGCTAATGCTGCTGCTATCTGTGGTCTACTACCAGGATTAAACAGTGTAGTCTTTTGTTTGTTACCGCTCTTCTTAGCTTCCTTTAACAAGGTCTGCTTCAGACCCCTAGCTTTCAATATCTCCTTTAGTTTTACCTTGGTCTCAGCTTTGATAAGTTCTACTCCATCTTCTCTGTCTAATTGTAACACCCAACCAGCTGGACTCTTCATCTCTTCCACCTTGGGTGATACCATCTGTTGCAACTCGTCCTTCAACTCAGCACGAATAGATGTCAGCTTAGCGGTTAACTTGTCTGCTTTATCAAGATCAAAGCTGAATCCGTGCCGTTCTTGTTGAGCGATGATAAATGCGAACCAATGCTCGATGCTCATCATTACATTACTAGGGTCCTGCTTAATCAAATAATCGTACAACAACTGTGTAACTATACAGTCTCTCTCACAGTACTTCTTCATCTCTTCATTATAGTGATCGAACGCACCGTCCTCTTCTCCGTATGTCAGCTTCGTAGCTTTACCCATCCGGTGTCCCCAAGCTTTCAGACTGTGACTACCTACAAGTTTAGGATCGAAGTTATTACGACCGAAGTCCTCGTTGCGTAGGTCAGAGAAGATACACCTAGATAATACTAAGGTATCTACTACTTTAACAAGAGGCGGGGAGAATCCGTACAGCTTCTTCAAAGCAGGTATATCAAACTTAATAACATTGTGTCCGACGATACGGTCTGCTTCTGCTAGTGCTGTCAGTCCACGGTGTATACTATCTCCCGCAAATGTCACCATCTTCGGAGTCATTGGATCGTACACAGACAAGCAGTGTACAGTGTGTAAGTCCGTCAGATTAGTGAAGTCCTCAAGAGCATTTGTTTCTATATCAAAGAATAGTGTTCTCATATTTGTTTTTAGAATGGTTCATTATTTGTTTCTTCGTTAAATGTACTAGCCCTCTCTTCCTCGGTGCACCTACCTGTATCACAGTTGTAATACAAAGTTGAACAGTGTCCGGTCTCACCGCTGAATCGATTCTTCAGTACTCTTACTTTTGTTTCGTTAGATAGTCTGTCGCTTTGTTGGTTGCGTTCCAGTCCGATGACCATGTCCGATAGCTGTGCGATTGCTTGTGACCCTCGGAGGTGGTGCAGACTTACTCGTCCACCCTCTTCATGTCCAGTATCCACACGCTTCAAGTGACTGACCAATACCATACCGCACCCTGTCTCCTCAACTAGAGATCGTAGCTTGGTCATAGTATTATCAATCAGTCTGCGTTCATCGTCTCCCTGTATCCCACTGACAACAATCGATAGGTGATCTAAGAATATCCACTTACAATCAAAGCCCTTAATTAAGTACCTTATTTTGGACAGAAGATTGTCGGACTCCATACTCCCGAAGTGATCGTAGGTGTAGAACTTACCGTTGCCAACAGTCTTATCGAACGCAGGTCTCATCTCCTTCTCATCTAACATATCATCGTCAAGGTGTAGTGGTTTGTTCATGTGAATACCAAGGATACCTAGTGCTGTACGCCTGACAGATTCTTCAAGAGCTATATAACCTACCGTCTCACCCAGTCCTAACAGATGGTGTGCTATCTCACGACAGAACAGACTCTTACCGATACCACTACCAGCAGTAACAGTAACAAGTTCTCCTAGTCTCATGCCATGTGTTATGTGATTCAGTCCGATAAACGGATACGGTTTGCTTTTGTGTTCCTCCTTGTGGCTGATAACATCCCACAACTCCTTACCGTTTACGATACCGTCCGGTCTGTACTCACGAGCGTCAAACAAGCAGTCTACTAGTTCCTTTGATCTACCTGCTAATAACATATCGTTAGCATCCTTTAGTGGTAGCTCTGCGATGTGTGCCTTACCGGGACTTAGCATACTAGCACAACTTGCTGCACCCTTTCTTCCTGTGTCGTCGTTATCAAAACAGAATATTACTTTCTCGTAACGCTCGACCCAATCTAAAGCATGCTTAAAGTTTTGCATACTACTAGCTGC